ATCAAACTTAACAACCTCTCCACTATCTGGATCTAGTAAACCTGTTACACCCATAGATTCTTTACTAAAATCTCCTAACCAAGCTCTAGATGCATCAGGTCCACCCATAAATTCTATATATGGTGCCATAGCAAGCTGAAATTCATTCCAATAATTTTTTAATTCTATTGGTGTGTTTTTCCAATCATTAGCAACTCCTTCAAAAAAACCTATTTCGTCGTCAGTTTCTGGTTGCCCCGAAAAACCATCTACCAAGTTGGACCCCATAACGTTTGACTCCGCTATCGGATCCGCAATTGCAGAGTCGTTTATCTTTCCCGGCTCATCTACTTTTGTAGCATTTGGGTATTTTAACTTAAAAGCTTCTAGATCTTGAGTTTCAACTTCAAAACCTTGTCCTTCAAAAATATATCTTTCCATTTATTCTGGTTTAAATTTTGTATAATTTATTTCCTCTCCACCAATTCTATCTATTTGAGCCACGTTAGATAATCCATAAAGCTCTTGTCTAGCAGCATTAAGATTATCAAACATAATATACGTAGGATAACCTTGTCCACTTAAAATTACAAAACCATCACCTTTTTTAGCACCTTCCTTAACTTCAAACTCATGCTCATTCTCAAGATCTTTTGATGAAATAGCATAGAGTTCAGTATATCCTTTTGAGTCTGGAACTACAGCAGACTTATCTTTTCTCCATTGCTTTTGTACTTCTTCATATCTATCATATGAACCAAAACGAGCAACGAATTCAGATAATCTAGAAGGAGGTAGTAGACGGAATCCAAGGACATTTACTTCTGGATGTCTGTCACGAACTTGCTGAATGAATGTTATGGTAGCAGAATGATAATCCATTTTAGAATATACTCTACCTGTCTTACGATCACGTAATGCACAGTTACCATAGTCTATAGTTTTAGGAGTAACTCTAGACTCTTCTCCATCATCATAAGTATGACTTGAACCATAAGAAATAGAGTTTGATTCACCATCTGTTAGGATACAAACATTTACTCTTTGAACATCACTCTGTCTTTTGAAACTAGGAATGATGTAGTTAAGCATAATCACTGCTTCGTTCAATGGAGTACCAGATAACTCTAGTCCTATTGAATAATGGTATGTAGTATTTCTGCAAGAAAAAGCATACGCTTCACGGAAGATGTTTCTGCACTGTCTCTCATAATCTTTTGGATTAGAACGAGAAGAAAGAAAGTTCATTAGATGAAACTCACCTTCTGCAAGATATAGATATCCTTTTTCTATACCTACGTAATTTCTTTCACGATAGTAGTAGTAATCTGGTTGTGATTGACCTTCCATAACACGAATTGCTCTCTGCCACTCATTAGTAAATGCATATACCTCAAAAGGAATTTGTACTTTCTTACAGAATGCAGTTAGATTGAGTAACTGTTTTACAGTAGGAAGAATTTCATACTGCATAGAACCAGACCAATCAAGAATGAAAATCATGCCATGATTTTTACCATCAGGTACGATGCTAATTCTTTTGAATAGGTCTTCACTGTGCTTGTATGTGTGAAGTTTAGAAGTATCAAGAACACCTGTCTTAGCAGTTGAAGTACGTGCATATGCGTCAGCAGACTTACGACACTCAAACTCTTTTACAAGATAACTTACTTCTTTCTTGTTCTCATTACGAAACTCTTGATACTTAGCATCAACATCAGCATAAGTCAATCTAGTATCCCAAGATTCTGGTCTTTTTTCTGACTCTTCAGCATTCTGATCAATCCAATCATGAATAACTTTCCAATCAACAATAACTTTATCTAAATCAACTTTGTCAGGAATCTCAACATAAGTTGTATCTCTTCCATAACCAGTGTCAGATAATGATTCTGTTTTCTTGTCAAACTTTTCTTGAGTCTCACCTTCCCAGTGAAGACCACCTTCAGAACCACCTAAGTCACCCTCATCAAAATTAGGGTCATCTATGTCAGACTCTTCGTTTATACCTTCGTCAGTTGTATCACTATTAGATGGTTGTTGTGATTCTGAATCTGAATCTGAATCAAAGTCATTATTGTTTTGACCATTGAAATTGCTATCTAGAGATCCATCAGTATTTGATTCTTTCTGTTGCTCTTCTTGTGATGCTTTAACAAACTTACGAATGTCATCAGCAAGAGTTAGAACCTCATCAAATGTCTCTGTATTTTCTGCACGTGTTACGAATACTTTCTCTTCTTCAGTAAAAGGAATAAGAGCAGATGCACCAACCTTGTAGTGTAGATTGATACGATCAATAAATGCAAACTCATCTAGATTTTCATCTGCAATCTCAAAGAAATCTAATGCGTTTAGTTCAGCATATCCACCAGAAAAACTTTTACGAATACCAGGATACTTACGCTTCATCAACTTCTCAATGCGAACATCTTCAATGACATTTACATATGATTGTGGTACTTTAACTTTCTTTCTCCAATCTTCATTAGGTGTGAACAATGCATGTCCTACCTCATGACCTACAAGCATATCATATACTGTGTTGCTTGCTTTGTCCCAGTTAGGAAGAGTCAATACTCTACGATCTACATCAAACTGTGCAGTAGGTACGTTACGATGCTCAACTACTAGATTCTCTGTTGCGAGTAGTCTTGCGAGATTGCCTTTGATTTCTTTCTGGAACATTGATTTATTGATTGGTATACTTTAGTATACACTGAAAAATCATTTAGCCAACCAGTGCATGTGTCACTTCGTGAACTGTCTCCTCTAAAGTAGAATAATTTTTATCTTTGTTGACAGTGATGGTACGATCAAATTTATCATCTAGAAGGGTCTTGTGTGAGATAACAAATACGTTTGTATTATCGTCAAAGTTACGTAAGATCCAACCAAGATCAGAAGTACCAGACTGGTCAAGCGATCCGTCAAAGATTTCATCTAAAATAAGTAGGTTAGTGTCAACGCTATTCTTTAGTTTAGCAATAGATCTCCAAGTCAGCAATAGACTGATATCTATACGAGCTTTCTCTCCTTCACTAAAGCTTTCATATGAGAATACGTCTCTATATCTAGACTTGATAGTCTCCTCAAAGTTCTCATTGAGAGTAAAATTGACATAAAAATCCATACTTTGTAAGAACTGATTAATCAGTTTGTTCATGGTAGGAAGATATGTCTTGATAATCCTAGTCTTAATACCACTATCTTTCAATAGAGTTGTAGCAACCTGTAATACATCACGATCCTTTTTACTTACTGCACAATTTTTCTTTGTTACTTTCTTGTCTTCTATCAACCCTTCTAACTTAACAAACTCTGCTTTCTTATCAGGTGTAGACCCTTCTAGTTCTTTTATTTCTTTACTGATCTCATCAATATTACTTCTAATACTCATCAATTGATAATTGATGTTTGTTATAGTGGTATTTTTTGTATTAACTTCTTGTGTTAGTTCTAAAAATTTTTCATTTCTTTCTTCTTCATCTTTGATTGCAGTTTGTAGTTCTTCATACCCTACATTCATTTCATCAAGTTTAGTCTTACCTTCTTCTATCTTGTCTGCTCTAAACTCATCAGATAAATCTTGAGTACATGTGGGACATACATGATTGTCTTCAAAAAATTCATGTTCCTTCTTACATGTCTGTAATTTTTGATTTAATTTTATAAGAAATGTATTTAATTTCTTTAACTTACTAGAACTCTTAGAGTATTCTTCCATCTCTGTTGAGAGATTTGTAACTTGATCTGTAAGATCCCGAATATTTCCTAAAGAACTTTCTTCTTCTTGCTGATATTCCTTTATCTTTTCTTTCTTTTTATCAATTTCTGCATCTGTTTTGCCCAACGCTTTGAGTTCTTCTCTGCGTGTTTTTCCGTCATCACCTGTAAGTGTTTTAAACATGTCTTCAATTCTACCAATAGCACTTTGACCTTTACCTGATGTTGGGTCATAGCTTGGGTCACGACCAAATAATTCTGCTATACCACTAAAACCTTTTTTCTTTAAGTTACCCATAAAGCCGACTTTATCTTTTCCTTTGTTTTATCAATCTCTGCATCTGTTTTCTTTTTCAACTCTAACATATATTGTTTCTGGAGTTCTATCTTCTCTTCCAGAAGATGCAATTGATAATCTAAGTCTTTGATCTCTTCGTTGTTTTCTCTTATCTTATCTTTTAATCTGTTATTCATCACAGAGAAAACTTGGATGTCTAATATATCTTCAATAATTTCTCTACGTTGTTGACCAGGCAAACGCATAAAAGGTACAAAGGTACTAGATCCTAGCACCACAATCTGTGTGAATGACTTGAAGTTCATCTTCAATACATTCTGTTCTAAATTCTTTTGTTGATCTACTGCCTTGGCATCCTCATCCCACGGTTGACCATTACAATAAACCATAAACTTATTGGGTTTGATACCACGAATTACCTGATAACTATTTTTTCCAATACTAAATTCTATCTCTACCATAGTGTCTTTCTCATTGACACTATTAACTAACATACTCTTACTAATTTTTCTAAATGGTTTTCCAAAGAGAGAAAATGTCAACGCATCTAAGATGGTTGACTTACCTGATCCATTGTGTCCTACAATTAAATTAGTTCTAGAACGCTGTAGATCTATCTCTGAGAAGACATTCCCTGTAGAAAGGAAGTTCTTCCAACGAACTTTTTCAAAAACAATCATCCTTTAGTTATTTCGTCTGGTGGTATAATAAGATCATCAGGAGTTATAATAGAAAACTTCTGACCTTGTGCTCTACAGGAATTGATAATAAAATCTGCTTCTGTTTCTAACACTTCTAATTCTGGATTCTCTTCATCTTCTTCTAGTGCCATAACATAGCGATCTGCATCATCTTCCTCTACAAATAGAGGAACAATGCGTTCATCTTTTGAATCAAACACAGAGTATATCCCTTGTGGGTGTCCTTTGAGAGTGATGATAAACATAGATTATACTACCTCGCATGATTCTATGTATAGAGATTGCATAAGTTTTTTAAGATCGGTTTTATCTACAGACAAATCAATTTCATCTATATACTCACTCAACAATGTAAGAGTATCCTTGATATCCAAGTCTACATCATCAACCGCATCTATGTCAACTAATGTTTCAACAATCTTAATATCATGTATTCCTGTACGGTAAAGTCTCTCAACAAATTCTTCAAACTTAGTATAACTACGTTTTTCTTCAACAATAATTTTTACAAAACAATCTTTGAATTCATCCATATTAAAATTTGAATAGTCATTATCCAAATCATTGTAATAAACTTTTTGAAATATCTCAAAAGGATTTTGAATAAACCTAAGTTTATTTGTTTCAGTATCATAGATATGGAATCCTCTTTTATCTTTATAGTCATTCCAATACATTTGATATGGATTACCTAGGTATTGGATGTTACCTATCTTAGATCTATGATGAAAATGACCTGACCATACTCTATCATATTTTTTAAATATAGAACAATCCAATCCACCATGATCAAATCTCATACCAGGTGTAACTTCAAAACCATTTATTTCTAAGTGACCACATACTATGTTAGCATCTGAATCTGCTATTGATTGTAGAGACTCGTTTTTATTATCAGAGTTTATCCAAGGTAGCATCAAAAACTTCTTACTACCTAGTTTCAATTCTTCTACATCTTTATAAACTCTAATATTTTTATAAGTTTCTAGTAATAGTTCTGGTGAATTAATCTTACTCGTATTTTTATAGTACGTAGTATGATTACCAAGAATCATGTGTACATCATACTTTTCAAGTCTGTCAAAATAATTTGTCTTAATCCGATTAAGAGTATTAAAATCCACAGACTTTCTGTTATCAAATGTGTCACCAAGATCAAAGACTGTAGTGATACCTTCCTTCTCAAGAGTAGGAAAAAATATTTCGTCATAAAATTTTTGCCAGTAATTCCAGAACGGAAGAGAACCCTTACGTCCATCTAAATGTTGATCTGTTATGAGTGCTATCTTCATTTAATAAAATTATGTTTTGATGTACTGCTCTTAGTTCTATTATGAATAACAATAAACTTATCTGCTGCCCAAGTTCCTGCAAGACAAACATCAATCTCATCACCATCTTGCCAGTTTACATCACCATTCTTTTTGGTGTGTAGCATAGCTTCTTGAAT